CTCGTTGATATGGTTTATCCCAACTATCACAGTGCCAATCATAATATTGGTTATGTTTATATTTTGTAAATTGACAAGACTCACTTCTTTCCCAATCAAAGTTCCAACCAGCTTTTGCATTTGCTTCGTGAACGTATGGGTGTAATTCTTTATATATCCAAGTATCATTTAACCAGACTAAATCAGAATTTCTTTTTCTTTTTAAATCTTTTATTTGATCTTTATTTAATTCTTTATCACCATACCCACCAGTTCTTGCCATTGTTTCTTCTTGTTGATTAGCATAAGCTATTACATCATCACAAAACTTTGGTGTTAAAGCTGCAGGGAAATGCCAGTAGTAATTAGATATATTCATAAGTTATTGTTTGCACAAAGTTTAATGAATCTTTTTGTGTGTTAGTTAGATAATACATATTAGTTGATGGAAACAATATGAACATATTGTTTTTAAGTTCTATGTCCCAACTTCTTCCTTTACGTCTGTTATCTTCAAAGTGTATTCTGACCATACAATCTTTGACTTTTACACCATATAATAATGTAAAGTCTGGAGAGTTACGTAGATCCACTGGATCAATATTTAATAAAGGAATAGTTGTTTCCGCAGGTTTATAGATATTTCCCCACGTTGATTTGTTTACTAGATTAATTCCATATTCAAGACCGATGTGATCTCGCATATATGTATTTAACATATCCCAAGTTCTTGAGAATGGAAAATCTTTGTTTGAATAAGTTGATTGTAAAATATCGCCAGTTAATTTATTTCGGTCGATGTCCCAATACTTAGGCATTTCTACATCACCAAAATATAATGCTTGCTCTGTTAATACTTTCTTCTGCATACCACCACCATTTTTAATTTATGCTTTTGAGTCTGTCAAGTCCCAAGTTGTATTAGTTTCATTCCAGACGTAACTCCAAGAATGAGTATCAGCTGTATTTTGTGAAGTCTGTTCTTCTGTTAATGCTGGAGCATCACCGATTGGTGATTTCCAAGAAGCTGATTCAATATGTTTTACCCAAGATGCATAAGGTTTTTTAGGCCAGAAAATTTGATCATCCTCGTCCCAAGTATAACCTATACCTGCGTAATTACCTCTAAAAGGTGTACCACCATCTTTGTGTGTACCACCTGATGTATTGTAAGATGTTTGAATCCACATTTGTGCAGGCCAATTATTGTGTTGTTCTAAATATTGTTGACCTACTGCTTCGTCTTCAACTCCGTCAGCGTTTAACATATCAGAATTATTCAAAGTTAATACTTGAATAACTTTACTGTTCGCTCCTAATTTTGCAAAATGTGCCATAATTATTCTCCTTATATATTAATTTTAAATTTTAGTAAACACATAAATATTATTGATATTTATACCTTATTATTACGATTCCGCTACCACCTGCTTTAGAAGTACAAGCAGAATTACCACCTCCACCTCCACCACCTGTATTTACACCACCAGCTACTTGACGATCTCCTCCGCCACCTATACCTCCTGGTCCAGGAGGTGCTCCACTTGCACCACCACCTGCATAATATCTTGATGGTCCAGGCCCTGATTCTCCCGTAGCTGTATTAATATTTGTTCCTGCTCCAGCTCCACCTGTTTGACCAGATCCTGCAGCACCTGCACCGCCACCAGCTCCTGGAGTAGAACCTCCTGGTGCTGGACTTCCTGGATTACCTTGAGGGGGACTTACTGGAGGTGTATTTCCAGCTCCACCAGCTCCACCATTAGCTCCACCACCACCACCTGATCCTCCAGATCTACCAGGAGTGTTTGTATAAACTCCACCCCCTCCACCACCTGTAGATGTGATTGTTGAAAATACTGAATTAGATCCATCATTGGATTGTCTAGCTCCACCTGCTCCAACTGTTATTGGAAAAGCTGTTGCTGTAATTGTTATATCTGTTGAACCTTCTAAAGGAGATGCAGTATATGTGTCTCCTGGACCTTTATTTTCTCTAAAACCACCACCGCCACCACCAGCTCCACCTTGAGAAGCTCCACCATCATCTCTTCCACCTCCTCCACCAGCAACTACCAAATATGAAACTATATTTTCTGCTGGAGTATTACTAGCTTTACTTACACAAAAAGTTCCAGGACTAGTGAATGTATGAATTTTGAAATCTCCACAAGTAGTAATTGTATTACCACCTGATGCTACTATAAAGGGACTTTGGTTATCAGCTGTATTTGCAGTTTGTACATCTGTCCATCCTGCTGTTGCATCTACATAAACAAAAGTTACTGCTGAATTAGCTTTTGTAATATCATAATTAGCAGCACTTCCATTAATATTAGATCCATTTCTTGCAATAGTGATTGCATTTACTGCTACTGTTCCATTGTAATCTGAAACTGAAACTATATCTCCAGCTGATGGGGAGGCTGGAAGTGTTACTGTGATTGCTCCACTAGTTGTATTTACGAAATAACCATTACCACTAACTGCAGTAAAAGCTGCTGTCTTTGCAGTCGTATCCCAATCCACTGTACCTGTACGACCAAAACCTGTTTGTGTTGCACCACATGCTAAACTAATTGTATCTCCTGAAGCACCTAAAGTAATATTTGTTCCACATTGACTAATAATACTTCCACCATCAACTGCTTTTAATGCATTTGATTTTAAATCTCCATTAACGGTTACTGGAACTCCTGCTGTAACCGTTACAGAATCTCCTGCATCACCTACAGTGACTGTTCCACAATTTGTTCTTGGACTAATTTTATTTACTTTTACTTCACTCATAATTTACCTATTGAAATTTGTACCTTATTATTACTATACCTGATCCTCCAGCTGCACCTCTATAATTATCAGGAGGACTATATCTATGTGCACCTCCACCTCCACCACCACCAGTGTTAGCAGTTCCTGCTGTTGCTAATGAAACAGGACCTGGACTTGGAGGTATACCTGTACCACCACTTCCACCACCCCCTACACTTGGTGCATTAGGCAAGTTTGAACTAGGTCCATCGTCAGAGTTTCCGCCTCCTCCACCACCAGCATATCCTACAGGAGATGCTGTTATGCAACTTGTAACACCTGTTCCACCTTGACCTCCTTGACCACCACCACCTACAGGCACAGAATTAGAACCAGCAGCAACTGCTCCACCTCCGCCACCGCCACCGCCTTGACCTGGAAAAGAATTACCTCCAGAATTACCTTGAGAAGGACTTACAGGAGGAGTATTTCCTGCTCCACCATTTTGACCTGTATCACACCGTCTTGCTCCTCCACCACCACTTCCTCCAGTTCCACCAGGACCCGGTTGATTTTCTCCTAAACCAGCTCCACCACCTGCTGATGATATTGAAAGACCTGATGAAGTTGAACCTATAGTCCCATTATTATTTGGAGAGCCTGTGCTTCCACTACCCCCTCCACCAACTACTACTGGATAACCTTGTGCTGTGACTGGAATAGCTGCTACACAAGCAGCAATTGGTCCTGCAGTATAGCTTCCAGAAGCAGTTCCTGAAGATGCTCTAGCTCCTCCAGCTCCGCCACCACCTGCTCTTCCTCTTCCACCACCCCCGCCACCAGCAACTACTAAATAATCTACTGAATCTGATCCTACAGGGTTACCTACAGAACAAACTGTAAAAGTTCCAGGGCCTGTAAAAGTGTGAATTTTGAAATCGCCTGAAGTTGTAATTGTACCACCTGTTGCTGATATGAAAGTAGGAACTACACCTACCTCTGTATCTTCAGCGTTTTGAATATTTATCCATCCTTCAGTTGCATCTACATAAACTAAAGTAATTGCTTGACCATTTACATTTAAATATGCACTTGCAGCAACTCCACCTATTTTTTCTGAACCATTAGGTGTAACAGTTAAATTATTTGTTCCAAAAGTTCTTGTGTAATCTGAAAAAGAAACTATGGCACCTGCAGATCCTGCTGGTAAGTTTGCAGTCACAGCACCGCTTGATGTATTTACAAAATACCCTTCACCATTAGCAGCTGTAAATGTGCTTGTTTTAATTGATCCTGTTTGCCAATCAACTGTCCCTGTTCTACCAAAACCTGATTGAGATGCACCTGATGCTAGAGTAACGGTATCGCCACTTGCACCAATAGTAATTGTATTACTATTTTCGTTAATAATGTTATTACCGTCTTGATCCTGAATATTGTCTACTTTAATTGTACTTGTCATAATTATTGAAATTTATACCTTATTATTACTATACCTGAACCGCCTGCGCCTGCCACGGATCCTGCAGGATTACCACTACCAGGATTACCAGCACCACCACCGCCGCCAGTATTGGCTGTTCCTGCTGTTCCAGCAGTTGATGCGGTAGGACCAGTTCTAGTTCCACCTGCGCCACCACCACCTGTTCCACCAGTTCCTGTAGTAGATGGAGTTGGAGCAAAAGATTTTCCACTTCCTCCACCGCCACCAGCTCTCGCTGTAGGTGTACCATTGATACTTGAAGTGGCTCCTGCGCCACCGGGACCTGAAGCGGGATCAGTAGCATCAGTACCAGCAACGGTAGCACCACCCCCACCACCTGCTGAATATGGTACGCAAGGTCTACCATTTCCACCAGGATTTCCTTGAGGTGGACTAACAGGAGGTGTATTACCTGATCCTCCACTAACTTGACAACTGTATGAACCTCCACCACCAGAACCGCCATTTTGACCTGCTGCTCCTGGAGCTGATGCTCCACCACCGCCACCACCAGCAGATGTTATAGTTGAAAAAGTTGAATTTACCCCTGAATTTCCTTCTGTTTGAGAACTAGTAGGTGCAATTGCACCTCCAGCACCTACTGTAATTGGATAACCTTGTGCTGTAACTGGTAAAGCTGAAACACCAGATCCTAAAGGAGATACTGTGTAACAACCAGAAGCTGCTCCTGATGATTCTCTATAGCCTCCTGCCCCACCTCCTCCTCCTTTTCCTGTATTATTAGAAGCAATAGTCGCACCTGCTCCACCGCCAGCTACTACTAAATAATCTACTGTACTTGATCCTGCTGCATTACCTACTGAACAAACAGTAAAAGTTCCTGGTCCTGTAAATGTATGAATTTTAAAATTTCCTGAAGTTGTCTCTGTTCCACCTGTTGCTGTTATAAAAGTTGGAATTAAAGTAATATCATTTATGTTTGATGTTTCAGTATTTTTCCAACCTTGTGTACCGTCTACATAAACCAAAATTATACCAGAATTTTCTTTAGATATTGTAAGATCAGAAGCAGCTCCATTTATGTTTGATCCATTTCTTCCAACTGTAATATTGTTTGTGTCTGCTGTTCCTGCATAATCGAGAACTGCCATAATATCTCCAGCACTTGGAGAAGCTGGTAAGTTAGCTGTAACTACTCCAGCTGTAGTATTAACAAAATATCCATTTCCACTGACACCTGTAAATGTTGCTGTCTTTGGAGTTGTATCCCAATTAACTGAACCTGATCTTCCAAAACCTGTTTGAGTAGCGCCACTAGCTAAAGTCACAGCTGTGCCTGATCCACCTAAAGTTAAGGTTGAACCACTTTGTTTATCTATTGCATCTACTTCTATTTTACTCATTAAACTACTACTACCGTTCCTGTTATTGTTTGTGTACCAGTTACTGTAACTGGTCCTGCTAATACTCCTGAAGCAACTGTTTGAGTTTCATCAAGTGTTGTTGCATGTGTTACAACATAACCTGTAGCTGTCATAGATGGTGACATAGCTCTCTTCGCTGGTAGTGTACAAAAAACATTTTTAGTACCTGCAGAAAAGTTTACCGCATTATCAGAATTTGATGATGAGATAATTGTTGTTCTTGATAAAGTATCAGGTGAAGCATCGGTTACTGTACCAATACCTACCTCAAACTCACCAGCTGAATTTAATTCAATCGCATAGTAAGTTGTATTACCAGTTCCAATTCCTGCAACGAAACCTTCATAACCAGTTTCTGCACCAGCTAAACTAAAAGTTCCTGTTCCAGTAGTTGTACTTGTTTCTTTAACTCTATCGTTAACTATTAAAGCCATTACTACTCCAAAATTTTATTACGCGTCGCCAAGTCTAATGATTGCATCAGATGAGTTAGCAGTTGGAAACTGAACAACGAAATCACCGTTAGTTGCAGTTTTTGTTCCGCCAAAGTCTAAAACTAATACAGCTTCATTACTTGTACCTTTATAAATCAGTGCTCCTACTGCTGATAACGTTACAGAACTAAAAGTAGAATCTGCAAAGTCAACGTATGCAATGTTACTTGATATCGCTACACCATTATTAGTTAAAGTATTTCCGCCTGCAGTATAGTTTGTTCCAGATGAAGAAACTTCATTGGAAGTTGTATAAGCAGTTGTTGAAGTACTAAAACCAGCTATTGATGTATAAAGCGCTAGTTTAAAAGTTGATCCACCAGATGAATCAAAATCAAACGTACCACCAAGTAGGTCTGTTTTAAAAGAGTCAGGTACTATATTTGCCATTTATTTGTCTCCTTAATTATTATTATGGTGATGGTGATTTTAAAGGAGTTCGAATAACACCATCTTGATATTCGTCTCGGCGTCTACGACCTTGTTGTTCGATCGCATACGATTGTAAAGCTTTTTCATATGCCTGCGCGTAGTATTGTAACATATCTGCAGGACCTTTCAAGTATCCATATGCTTCTACCAGACATCCATACAAAAGTAAATCCTGATATTTATTACTTGTGTAAGTACCTTGTGTACTTCCTGGTGAAGCTGTTATTGAATCTGGTTGTTTTGTATAAGCTAGAGTTATTAAATTAGTGCTATTTGGCGTAGGTGCTACTACCCAATAATTAGCATCCCAGTTAGCATAATATTTAGGTATCCCAGATGCAGTTCCAGGTGTGTCATAAAAAGCAGCCATATAACTAGTATCTTTTTTTTCTAAAAAAGTTTGATCACCATTTGAATCTGTTAGTTGTACATATCTAATAAATCTTAAATCAGATGGTATGGTTACATATCTACTACCAGCTGCTAAGTTTGAAGTTGCATAAAATCTATTGTCATCAGAATCAGCTTCTCTATAAATTTTGTTTTCAGCATTTTTAATAATTGTTGTTAGAATAGTATTAGATAATACAGAGTCATCTACTTCTGTGTAGTTTCTAATATCGTCTTGTAGGTTTGCTAAAGTATAAGCCATTATTCTGATCCTCCATGTTTTCTACGTATCTTATCTTGTTTATCTGTTCTCACTTCTTCATATATTTCAAGATGAGGATCTTGTTTTTCAGGTGTAAATATATTTTTTATCCAATTCCAAATTTTATTTATCATGGTGTTATTGTTATAGGTCCAACGGAACAACCGTAACCTCCTCCTTTTACATTTCCTGTTGTAGCAGTATCTGCGTTAACTGTAAAATAGAAAAAATTACTTAATGCAAAGTCTGTTGAAACTCTTACTCCATTTTGAAACAAACCAGTTGTGATAGCATATCCTGAACCTTGACCTATTTGTGCACCTGTTATTCCATCAAAATTGGGAATAGTTGCATAAGCAAAAACAGGATTAGTTGATGTTCCTGTTCCTGGTGATATTGTAGGGGGTCCTCTAAATAAATAAGTTGTACCATTTGTTAAACCATGTCCTGGAACATTTACATTTATAACACCTGATCCTGCTTGGTATGTTTCAAAACCATCTTGAGGAATCATAACAGTTGTAATTGGTTCTGTTCTATCAGGTCTAACATTTAACAAAGCAATACCATCACCACCTATTGGTTTTGGTTCAAGTTGTGGTTGCTTAGGTTCATATTCTGTGTAGTGAACAAAAGAACCATTCCATTCTCTTACCATTTCTTTATATGGAAACTCCATACCTGATCTATCAGAAATTGCTTTTGAATGTTTCCCTGTTGCGTACTTAGACATTATGTTCCTGGGTAATAAGCTTTAGGTGTAATAAATGTACTAGAAGCTGAACCATCTTCTTGTAATGCTCTTTGAAATTCATCTTCATAAAATAATTTCATTTGTTGAGTCATTTGTGGTGCGTACTTCA